GTGGCCCGGTATCAATGACATCCTCAAGGGGCTGTGGCCGGCTAGGATCATGTTGATCACGGCGGGCACTGGCATTGGCAAGTCGACCATCTGCGGTGAGTTGGCCTACCACCTGCTGCGAACGCGACCAGACGATGAGAACATCGGCTACATCGCGCTCGAAGAAACTGTCGAGGAGAGCGATCTGCGGTTCATGTCGCTTGCGGCCAACAAGCCTCTGCTCGTGAACAACAACCTGTCGCAGGACCAACTCAAGGCAGCGTTCGATGAGACACTGGGGACAGGGCGGCTCTATCTCTACGACCACTTCGGTTCCCTTGATGGCGACAACCTGGTCGCCAAGATCAAGTACCTCGCGATCTCGTGCAACTGTCGCTTCATCTTCCTCGACCATGTGTCGATCGTAGTCAGTGGCAATGAGGAGATCACTGATGAACGGCGATCGATCGATTTGCTGATGACCAAGCTGCGGTCACTGGTTGGTGAACTACAAGACACGAGCCTGATTGTTGTCAGCCACCTCAAGCGGTCTGCAGGAAAGAGCCACGAGGAAGGCGGTCAGGTTTCCTTGAGCGACCTTCGCGGCAGTCAATCTCTCGCACAACTGTCTGACGTGGTGTTGGCGGGAGAGCGTGATCAGCAATGTGAGGACAACCCAAACCTTATCAGGTTGCGGGTGTTGAAGAACAGGCCAGCAGGAAGGACAGGGCTGGCTGATGCGTTGCAATACAATCCAGAGACAGGAAGGTTGGTGCTGTATGAAAACGACTTCACACGCTGAAGATCAGGGTGAGTGGTACTTTGTCGAGCGGCGCTCTGTGGTTTCAGAGGTTCTGCCGGGTGAGTCAATCTGGGAGGCGCTGTATCGAATGCACGAATACATCGACTACCTAGCGTGGAGGAAGGGCAACGTCGCTGACAATCTTGTCGCGCACCATGAGGGCGGCAAGGAGATCAAGGTGACCTACAGCCTGTACATCCACGAAGACCGTGTGTTTCCAAACCCGATGGAGGCAATCCATTAATGCGTCAACTTGTATTCGATATCGAGACTGATGGGTTCGTGGATAAGATGACCCGCATTCATTGCATCGCTGCGGTCGATCCAGCCACAGACCACACATGGGTGTTTGGTCCTGACCAGATCCCTGATGCGCTCGACCTATTGTCAAAGGCCGGGATGCTGATCGGTCACAACGCACAGAAGTTTGACATACCGGCGATACAGAAGCTGTACAGGTTCCAGCCGCCCCTCGTCAGGGACACGCTCCTCCTGGCACGCCTGTATTACCCCGACATCAAGGCTGAAGATTTTCGCAAGCGAATGGAGACAAAGCTTGTCGGGTCACACAGCCTTGAGGCATGGGGCAAGAGGCTTGGCATCCACAAGGGAGACTATGCCGGGCCTTGGGAGCAGTGGTCGCAGGAGATGCAGGACTACTGTGAGCAAGACGTTCAGGTCACGCTGTCCCTGTACCGCCACCTTAGCCGCAATAACTGGGGCGAGAGGTGCATCGACCTTGAGCATCGGCTGGCTGCGATCATCGACAAGCAGGAGGCTAACGGGTTCAAGTTCGATGAGCGTGCAGCAACCTCGCTCTACGCGGAGTTGGCTGGCAAGCGCGCTGCGCTAGAGACTGAACTGGTCAACACGTTTGGCGGATGGTGGGACTACGAGTTCGTTACGCCAAAGGTCAGCAACTCGACCAGAGGCATAGAGAAGGGCATCCACTACGCGAAGGTCAATCGCGTGACCTTCAACCCATCCAGCCGGCAGCACGTTATCAAGGTGCTGATGCAGCGGTATGGGTGGAATCCAATAATTCGCACAGACACTGGCCAGCCTGTAGTGGACGAGGCCATCCTTCAGGCGCTGCCATACCCAGAGGCCAAGAAGCTGTCAGAGTACTATCTGCTGGAGAAGCGGATTGCAGCGTTGGCCGAGGGCAAGACCGCGTGGCTCAAGCTCGTCAAGCAGGGGCGCATCCACGGTCGTGTGATCACCAACGGCACACCTACAGGCAGAGCCACTCATGCCAACCCAAACATGAGTCAGGTTCCGTCTGTATCCAAGCCATACGGCAAGGAATGTAGGGCACTGTTCTGTGTCCCCGCTGGCAAGAAGCTTGTCGGTGTGGACGTGAGCGGGCTGGAGTTGCGAATGCTGGCTCACTATCTACAGCCGTACGATCAAGGCGCGTTCTGTGACATTGTCACCAAGGGGGACATCCACACTGAAAACTGGAAGGCAGCGCCAGACCTGATCAAGAGCCGCCAGCAAGCCAAGCCCGTGATCTACGCGATGATCTATGGGGCCAGCGATGGCAAGCTTGGCGAGTTGGTTGGTGGGCCGGCTGCTGTCGGAAAGAAACTGCGTGGCCTGTTGTATGCCCGCTATCAGGGCCTCGACAGGATCACGAAGATGGCAGCAGAAGCAGCAAGCACAAAGAAGTACCTGGTCGGGCTGGACGGTCGTCGCATGCCTGTCAGGTCTGCACACAGCGCACTCAATACCCTGCTTCAGGGTGCTGGCGGCGTGGTGTGCAAGCAATGGATCGTTGATGCACACGCCGCGTTTGATGCTGAAGGGCTTAAGGTCAAGCAAGTCGCGTGGTCACACGATGAAATCCAGCTAGAGGTGAACGCAGATATTGCGGAGCGGGTAGGACAGGTCGCAGTCGCAGCCATCCAGACCGCCGCAGCCACGCTTAACGTGCGCTGTCCTCTTACTGGCGAATACAAAATCGGAAACAACTGGGCGGATACACACTGATGCGAACATTGCTGATTGACGCAGACCTCCTGCTTTACCGCGCGGCGGCTGCTACTGAATTTGAAATGGGTGTTGAGGTTGAAGGCAGCGAAGACGAAGACCTCTTCGTCCGTGTCGGCAGTCTCAACGATGGCATCGCTGCGGCAGAGGCAGAGATAGAGCGATTGAGGGACAAGCTACAGGCGACTGAGGTCGTGCTGTGCCTGACAGGGAAAGGCAATTTCCGCAAGGACATCTGGCCGACATACAAGGCCAACCGCACAGGCGCTCGCCCCGTATGTCACGCGATCCTGCGGAAGGCAATGAAGGCCCGGCACCGACACTACGAGCGTGACCGTCTGGAGGCAGACGATGTCATGGGCATCTTGGCGACACACGCTGGGATCATTCGTGGCGAGAAGATTGTGGTCAGCGAAGACAAGGACATGCTGCAGCTAACTGGCATTCCTATCTTCAGGCAGGGGCAGATCGTGGTCCCGGATGATGGCAATCGGTTTCACCTGATCCAAACGCTGCAGGGCGATCTGACTGACAACTACCCCGGTTGCCCGAAGGTTGGCGAGAAAACCGCAGAGAAGATCATACCGCCAGACATGCCGATCGAAGAGCGATGGCCGGCTGTGGTTATGGCCTACGCAAAGGCTGGTCTGGACGAAGGCTACGCTCTGACACAAGCGCGTGTCGCTCGCATCCTGACTGCCGATCACTTCAACTTCACAACCAAGGAGGTGCTGCTTTGGAACCCAGAATAATCGCTCTCTACTCTCGTGCCCCGCAGTCGGGCAAGACGACCGTGGCTAGGCACCTGGCGTATCGACACGGCTACACGCCGATCAAGTTCGCAGATCCGATAAAGATGATGCTGAGCACGCTGCTGGACTACACTTCGCTTAGTTACGATCAGATCTTCGAGGCGATCGAGGGCAAGGACAAGGAGCGCCCAATCAAAGAACTGGGCGGCGTCACTGCTCGCAGAATGCTGCAGACCCTTGGCGTTGAGTGGGGTCGCAACCATATTAGCCAAGACATCTGGGCAGACATTCTCTTCAACCGCATCGCGCACGACAATATCAAGTACGTCATCGATGACCTTCGCTTTGAAAATGAGGCCAGGGTTCTGAGGCGACTGGCGGGTGTCAAGCTTTGGCGCGTGGATCGATCCGGTATCGAGTTGAATCACGGGCACGCGAGTGACGGTTTGCTAGACGGGATGCGGTTCGATGTACACATCCGGAACGATGGCGGGCTGGAGCAGTTGCACAAACAGATAGATGAGGAGCTACGTAAATGACAATCGAAGAAATGGTGACAGAGTCCCACGCAGCGATGGAGCAGCCA